CGATGGGCTGCCGGAGTTGCTGCGACTCCGCAACCAATTCACGATTCAAGACGACTTTCTCCGCGACGTCGACTCAGCGGACTGGGTGACCACCCTCACCGATTCCGGTACGGCGAGTGTCGGGGATGCGGCGGGTGGGATTATTGCCCTCGTGGCGTCTGACGGCACTGTGGCGGACAATGACGAAGCCTACGTCGAATCGGCGAATGAGGTCTTCAAGTTCGCGGCTGACAAGCCGCTCTTATTCGAAGCCCGAGTTCAGTTCACCGAGGCCAACACCGACGATGCCAACATTCTCGTGGGGCTGTTGGATGCAGTGGGCGCAAACTCGTTGCAGGACAACGGAGCTGGTCCGCCCGCTTCGTACAGCGGAGCGGTGTTCGTCAAGACTGACGGCGGGACTGTCTGGCAGACCGAGACCAGCAACTCCACCACGCAGACCACCAACGAACTCACAGCGGCGAACGTCAACAATCTGGCGAAGCGGGCTGTGACTGCTGGCGGTGCGGCGTACCAGACTCTGCGGATTGAGTACATGCCGTATTCGGCCACCAACGCCTATGTGTCGTTCTTCGTCGATGGCGTGGCTGTGGCTCAGCACGATTACATCTTCACGTCGGCGACCGAGATGCAAATCGGCCTGGGCGTCAAGAACGGTGGAGCCAATCTTGAGACCCTCAACGTAGACTATGTCGTCTGCAGTCAGGAGCGCTAAGCATGATCAACGTATCTCAACTGCGACGGCTGTTTGAAGCTGCCCAACGCGATGGCCAAGTGGATCGGTTCAATGCCGATCTGTCGGAAGCACTGCGGAAGAAGGAGATTCGCTTCGGCGACTTCTCGATTCGCAAGCTGTTCGAGAACTTCGTCCCTGATGGTCGTGAGATCGTCGGGATATACGCCCCGGGTGAGAACGGGTCGACCGAACTGCGGGAAACTGCCTCTGTTGTAGCGTCCAGTCAGTTCGCGAAGATCAGCGGGCAGATCCTGTACAATGCCGTGATGGAGGCGTACGAGCAGGAAGCCTTTGTGTTCACCGGAATCATTCCCGTGGTGAATACGCAGTTCAACGGCGAGCGTATCCCCGGCATCAGCGGCATCGGTGATGAAGCCATGATCGTCGACGAAGGCCAGCCCTACCCGAAGGCGGGTGTGAGCCAGACCTACATCGACACGCCCACGACCACCAAACGGGGGCTGATCGTCGAGGTCACGAAGGAAGCCATCTTCTTCGACCGTACCGGCGTGCTGGAGGATCGGTGTCGGCGAGTCGGTGAGGCCCTCGGCCTGAACAAAGAGAAGCGGGCCATCGATTGCGTGATCGATGAAAACGTCACCGACCACCGCTACCGCTACCGGGATACCACGATCGCAACGTACGGGGACAACTCAGGTACGCATACGTGGGACAATCTTGCAGCGTCGAATGCGTTGGTCGACTGGACCGACATCGACGCGGCCGAACAGTTGTTCTCGGGGATGCTCGACCCGGAAACCGGTGAGCCGATCCTCCTGAATCCGTCGCATCTGATCTGTACTCGGCAGTTGCTCTACACTGCCCGTCGGGTCATCAATGCGACGGAGATCACGGTGACGACGCCAGGATACGCCACCACTGGCAATCCCACGGACACCAAGACCGCCAACCCGATCACGAACTACACCATCGTATCGACCAATCAACTGGCGGCCCGAATGAACACGGATACCAGTTGGTTCCTCGGCGATCCTCGGCGAGCCTTCCGCTACATGCAGAACTGGCCCCTCACCGTCGTGCAGGCTCCCGCCAACAACGAGGCGGAATTCACGCAGGATGTAGTGATGCGGTTCAAGGCGTCTGAGAGGGGTGCGTTTGCGACCATCGAGCCGCGCGCGATGGTGAAGTGTACTGCCTAGTAGCGGCGTGACGGCCGACACAATACGCCCCCGTCGGCCACAAGCTGGCGGGGGTTCTTTTTTGGAGCACAGAGCATGGCGAAGCAAAAGGCGGAAGCGGCGGAGCCTGTCGAGCAGGTGACCGAGAGCGTAGAGACTGTGGCAGTGCTGGAGGAGACCCCTCCCGGCGTGCAGTTGCCACGGTATCGGATGCGGCCCCTGGGGTCTGGTGGAGACTGGCGGATCGTTGAGGCGGAGACCATCGAGGATGCCATTCGAGCGTACAACGGCAATGGCAATGGCGGCGTTGTGTTGACCCGCAAGAAGCTGGAAATTGAGGCCGTCTGATGCCGACCGACGCCGAGCAAATCGCGACGATTCGCAGCAACCTACTCGCGGCGTTGACGACCGAATCAGCCAACCCGAAGCCCTCGTACAACATCGACGGGCAACAGGTCGACTGGAACGGCTACCGTACCGCGATCCTCGGCCAGATCATGAGCCTGAACACGTTGCAGGCGGCTGCGGTCGGGGCGTTTGAGGAGTTGGGCGAGGCCACCACATGACGCTGAACATCGGCGGCGACTACACCCTCTGGGACAACGGCGAGACTGTCACATTGCGGCAGATCCGCCCGGATGGTGCCACGTCGGTAACCGTCGATAACGCGGTGGGTGGGGTGGTCAATCGGCAGCGACTCAACGCGGCAGGAATCGATATCGTGGGCGACGAGAAGGGATTCAGTCTCAATGCCACACAGGCGGGCGCGAAGGGCGTGCAGGTCGACGATATCATCATTGACGCCTCTAATGTGCGGTGGCGGGTGCTGAGCGCGAGCCATGCCACCCTAGACACGCGCTACACGGTCATCTGTCGGAGGCAAGTCTAATGCCCGCCGAGTTGACCACGATTCTTGAGACGGTGCAGACGCAGGTGCAGGCGTTGAACCTGCCCGGCATCTCGCGTGCGAATGTCGTCATCTGCCAGAGTGCGGCGGTGGAGATTGCCCGCCTGCCGTCGGAGCGAATGCCCGCAGTGATCATCAGCCCGTTCGGGGCGGAGACGATCCTCCCGGGAAGCAACGTCCGCGATGATGTAACGTATCCCGTACTCGTGGCCCTCGTGGCATCTCTGCGGATCGATGCGGAGGAGCCGACCGACAAGCAACGCCTGGGACTCGACCAGCGGCTGACGTGGCGGGAGACGATCCGCAAGGCGTTCAGCAACCAGCGGCTGGACTCGACGCGAGGATACACGATGGCCGTGCAGCCCTTGGCTATCGTCGACCAGACAGCTTTCGCCCGGGATCTGTTTGTCTCGGGGTTCGTGCTCCGCATCACCAACCGCGAGGGCCGGACGTGAAGCAATACCCGAGCCTCGGCCAGTTGATCGACGTGGTCATGCAGGCAACCGAAGACGCGTCAGACGGCCCGTATACGCAGGCCCTCGATGAGTCCATCAGGATCATCCAGGATTGGGAGCGGGAGATGTACCTGGGCCAGCACGGGCCGAACGGGGCAGCGTGGGCTCCACTGTCTCCGGTGACGATTGCCCGCAAGGAACACTCCGCGATCCTCGTGGAAACCGGGCGGATGTTCGAGAGCCTCACGACACCCAACGGCACAGAGGATACGGTGTGGATTACTGGCCCAACGTGGCTGACTTTTGGCACTGAGGTTCCCTATGCACACTTTCACCAGACGGGGACGAAGCGGATGCCAGCCCGTCCGCATGTCGGGGTGAATGAGGCAACGGTTACACTGATCGGCCAGCGGTTGGCGGATGCGGTAGCAGCGAGAATTAATCAGGGGATCAACTGATGGCTGATGCGAGCATGGGGCACCAGAGTCGCCTATCGATGGCGGCGACGGGGACAGCGGTCGGATCGTACACCGAGTCATTCGAGTTCATCGCCGAGAGCCTGCGGAAGCAGCAGGAAATCGTCGAGACGAACGGCATTCGTGGGACGCGATCAATCCCGATCGAGCGAACACGGGACAGCATCTATCGGGTCAGCGGGGGCGTGCAATTTCACGCTACACCCTCGATGCTGGACCTGATCCTCCCCCGAATCATGGGGGCCAATGAATCGACCGACGTCTTCGCCTTCGCGGAGACTCTGCCGGCGTTCGATGTGCTCATTGACCGCGTGGCGAAGCGGTTCGTTTACGGCGGCTGCAAGGTGGGCCGAGCGACCTTCCGCGCTTCGGCTGGCGGCCCGCTGGAACTCGATTGTGAGTTGACGGGGAAGACAGAGGTTGTGTCGGCGACTGCCTTCCCGAGCATCTCAGCCCCGACCGATCCTCCCTATGTCTGGTCTGATGCCGTCTGCACGATCGAGGGGACAACGCGGACGGTCACGCAGTGGGAACTGACGATCGACAACCGGATTAACAGCCGGTTTGCGAACTCGCAGACCGCGACCGACATTCACACAGAAGGCCGAGACGTCACGCTGTCTCTGACGGTGCCGTATACCTCGGACGAAGTGGACCTGTACGGGATCAACTCCAGCGGGGCGAGTGCGGCAACCTTCGTGCTGACGAATGGGAACCGATCGATTACATTTGCAGTGGCGGCCCTCATGGTCCCCGATGCTTCCCCGGTTGTTGGTGGTCCGGGGGAGATCCTCCTCACGTTGTCGGGATCGGCCCGCAGCAGCGGAGCAACGAAAGAGTTGGTCATCACCAGCGACAGCACAGCATAAGGCGACACGATGCCCTCCCCGTTTATCCCCGATGGTTACACCCGCGAGACGACGTTGCCAGCGTGCGAACTGTGGGACGAGATCCAGATTGCGTATCGTCCGATGGCGGCGGCCGACTTTGCGGAGTATCTGGCCAAGTCCAAGGGATTGGACGAAGCAGGCTGGACGCGGCTGGTTTGCGATCTGATCGCGGCCAAGGTCACATCGTGGAACATCGCAGGGCCCAGCGGTGAGGCGGTGCCAGTGTCAGTCGATAGCGTCAAGCGGTTGGTCAATCCCCTCGTGCTGAAGCTGTGGACGCTGCTTTGTGGAGCGGTGGAGTCAGGAGACACGGCAAAAAACTAGCGGAGGGGGTGCGGCTGACAATCCTGCACCCCGAAGTGGCCCACCGCGATTGTCAGGACTGTGAGGCGTTCGTGTACGACGAGAAGGCGGGGGAGAGAATGAAGAGCCGAGGCGAGCCGGTGCGCCGGCCCGTCGGCAATCTCCCGCCATGTCGTACCCGGGCGAACGGCTGCCCCAAGGGGACGCCCGAGCAATCCCGAGCGTTGACCGATCAGAACTGGCAGGCGTACCAGCATTACAGCGAGTGCCGAGCCGTGGGGCAGTTCCCAGACGATCCAATCGTGAGGCGAAACGCGGCCATCATCAGGCAGGCGAGCGACTCGGCGGAGATGGAGCTGGCGTTGCGTGTCGCTGGTCCAGTCGGTGCATTGATCGGGGGACGTCGTGGCTAATCTCTCGACCGATGTGCTGATCAAGGTCCGGATGGACTTCCAAGCGTCGTCGGATGCCCGGAAGATCACCGAAGGCATCAAGGCGATCCAGAAGACAATCGAGCAGGCCGAGAAACAATTCCTCGGGCGACTGCGAAGCGCACAGAAGCGACATGTCGACAGCCAGTTGGCCGAGATCAAGCGGGTTGAAAAGGCTTACATCGACAGCCTGAGACGGGTCGAGGCGGCGTATAACACGTTCTACCGCAAGACTGGAAAGGGCTTCGGGGCTGGGCAGGGTGGCGGAGGTGGTCGGCGTGGCGGAGGGGCTCCTGTTCCCCCTGGGGCCGTCGACGTTGGTGGCGGGTTGATCGTTCCGGCTGCCGTGGCGCAGGGTGGCGGCGGTGGCCTGCAGCGGGCCGGGGGCTTCGGCAGATTCATCGACCGAGGCGGGCCGATCGTGCCAGAGCGTGGCATGATGGCGGGCGGCGGGTTCGGTGGTGGCGGGATGATTCCAGACGACCCTAACCGAATCCGTGGGGTCTATGGTAATGCACGTGGTCAGCGACGGATCGGCGGGCCGGTCGCCATCGAGGTTGAGGCACTCGCGAAAGAGATTAAGAACGCCACAGCGACAGCGGCACAGGCCACAGCACAGGCCAAGGCAGCGGCAGGCGGGGGAGCTGGTGGAGCGGCAGCAGCGTCTAGGGGATTCTTCGGCGGTGGCATGGAGAACAAGTTTCTCTCTATTGCCTCGGCTACGATCACGGCATTCAATGCGCCGAAGGTCGTGTTGGGTGGTGTGTCCGAACTGATCCGCGATCTGGCAGCGGGTGGCGAGGAAACATTCGTAAAGCCGGGCAAAGAGTTCTATTCAGCGGTCAATGAAGCACTTCCCCGGGGCGGGATGGGGGAAATGCTCTTCAATGCGATGGGGCC